AAGAGTGGGAAACAGATAACAACGCAAATTGGACAGAATATTTTAAATTAGTCAGTACTCCAAGAGCAGTACATGATCTAAGAAGTGCAAAAATATCTCCATGGTTATTGTATCTCAGTGAAACAGGTGATCAGTTGATTGTGAGATTCAGTGATGAGCAAATCAAAATGATTAACCATATCATTGATGCAAGTTTTTGGATGAAAGTCTTTGCAAAAAACCCAGCAGAAGTTGAAGAGATTCAACGTGTATGCAAAACAGCAGAAATATAAGGAACATAAATGAAAGTAAAATTAATTAGCCATTCACAAGCACCTTTCAATGATGCTTTACATAAACATTCGGCATTGGATTTAGTGGCTTACTGTGCAAGAGTAAGTAATCCAGACAATCAAAACAACACGGAAACAAGTGAGAAACTAGTAAAGTATTTGATGAAGCACAAACATTGGAGCCCACTTGAAATGGTGAGTGCATGTTTGGAGATTGAAACAACCAGAGACATTGCTAGACAGATTCTAAGACACAGAAGTTTTAGTTTCCAAGAGTTCAGTCAACGTTATGCAGATCCTACAAAAGATTTGGATTTTGAATTGCGTGATGCTAGATTACAAGATCCTAAGAATCGTCAAAACAGTATCGCACTTGATATGACTGATGAATACGAAGGTGGCTTACAAGATCGTTGGTTCCAAATGCAACAACGTGTTATAGACGAAGCCAAGATTGCTTACAAGTGGGCTATCGATAATGGCATTGCTAAAGAGCAGGCCAGAGCAGTATTACCTGAAGGAAACACTATAAGCCGCTTGTATGTGAATGGTACGTTGCGTAGTTGGATACACTATATCGAATTACGTGGTGCTAATGGTACACAAAAAGAGCATATTGATATTGCTCATGCAGTAGCAAATGTTATAGCAAACATATTTCCACTTGCAGAGGAATTTAAAGGTAAAGAAATATGAAAAAACGTGAAGAAATGTTAGTTATTACTATGGAAGAATGTGGCGAGCTAATTCAAGCATGCAGTAAAATGATTCGTAGTAAAGGCAAAACAAAGTATTTGCGTAATTTACAAGATGAAATTGGTGACGTTATGACCATGATTGAGATAATGAAAATGAGTGGTCTCGTCACCAATGAACAAATCACAGATAGAATGAAAGAGAAAAAAGAAAAATTAATGAAATGGAGCATGTTGTTTAGCGATGAAGATTGACTTTGATGTAGACATTGATATGGCTAACCGAGATGACTTTCTCAAGTTAGTTAATGTCACACCTGCAAGTATTGAAAAAGATGGTAAATTTACCAAACACAATACTGGTGTTTATTTTCAAAACATTCCAAAGTTTCCACTTGAAGGCTACAGCACAATAGATCACAAACAAGCAGAAAATGAAGGCTGGTTCAAAGTAGATGTACTGAATAACAGTGTGTATGCTGATATCAAAGATGAAACTCATTTAAATAAATTGCTAGAAACAGAACCAATGTGGGAATTGCTTGAACACAAAGAAGTAGTAGAGCAATTATTTCATATAAACAATCATTTTGATATTGTACATAAACATAAACCTAAAACAGTTGAACAATTAGCAATGATACTTGCAATGATAAGACCAGGTAAAAGACATTTGGTTGGAAAGGATTGGAAGGATATTGAAAAAGATGTTTGGGTAAAAACCGATGAGTACTTTTTTAAGAAGAGTCATGCTATTGCTTATGCATTAACTATTGTGGTACAACTTAATCTAATTGTAGAAAAAACTGGTTAGTCAATTTTTTTAACTAACTGTATGCCTTTACGTTTGATTCTTTTTTTGAGTAAATTTTGTAAAGTAGTCATTGGACCGAATAAATGTTCGACATCTTTAAAAATAAATGTTCTTAAAAACGGTGCATACATTTTCATTTCATGATGTAAAAACACATCTATTGGTATTTGTCTGTTTGATTCCCACCACCAAGTTTCACCTAATTTAACAAATTCTTTTCTAAGTTCGGTTGTTGGTATTTTTTCTAAATCATAAAAAGTTATGATTTGGTTATCGTAGTTTACAACTATACCAATATACTCATTTTCTGAATAGGTGAGCCCTGTTAAAAATGGAAATTTATCTTTATAGTCCTCGAGCATAAAGTTATTTACCACATAGACAGATAAATACATGTACAGAAAGAGTTAAATATATGAGTAATGGCGATCACAGATTATACTTATACGAAAATCAAGTGGAACTTGTGGTTACCACTGACGCAATCTATGTGGATAACAGACCTATGAACAATAAAAAATTAGTAGCCCATAAAGGACTTAACAACGAAATAATATTTAATATTAGAAATAGAGATAGAAAATTGCAAAATGTTTTTAGTGATTCTCTGGTAGCATATCTTGTAAATCCTTATACAAGAAAACGTTTGCTTACAAAACGATTAGAAAATACGTCTGAAGTAGGCATAGTTAAATTAACTTTAGCAAAGGGCGATTTACAAAATATTAGTTCAGGGTTACACAAAGTTTATATTACTAGAACAACCCAAGAAAATGAAGATTTACCTTTATTTTCTAGTCAAAATAATGATGTAAACTTTGATATAGAAATTACGGACGAAGCATTTGTAGAGCCGGTTCCAACACAAGAAACAACTGTGATAACACAGATGGCTAACACTGCCTTAGGTGCAAGTGCAAATATTTTTGTTAGCGATGCAATGTACGGTAATTTAGATAGAAATTTTCATAACGCACAACACAGCATAGGTATGTATGTTTCTACATTCACAGGAAATTTAAAAATACAAGCAAGTTGTCTTTCTGGAGTACCAGATACAGATCCTAGTAGTCACGACTGGTTTGACATATCAAATATTTCGACCACTAGTGCAAGTAACATTATTCATAGCACATTTATTGTAAATGCAAATTGGGTAAGAGTACTAAGTTATCCAACAGATACAGACAGCACTTTAGATAAAGTAGTCTTAAGAAACTAGTTGACAATCCCCTATTTTCGTCGTATAATAACAACATGGATATAGATAACCTTGTTGAAAGTGTACATCATCTCCTTCTCGGAAATTTGCCTGTAAAAACAAGCAAAACTCCTAGCGGCTGGACAACAATGGATTGCCCTATGTGTAGCGATAAAAGAAAAAGAGGTGGTGTAATTACAGACGGAGCAAAAATCAGTTATCATTGTTTTAATTGTAACTTTACAACCGGTTGGTCATTAGGTCCAGGATTAGGAAAAAAATATAAAGACTTAGTTGAAAAACTTGGTGCAAGCACATCTGATATACACACAGTACAGATGGAACTACTTAAAAATGCAGAAATATTAGAGTCTAATAATACTGACATAGATTATGTTTATAATTTAGCAAAATTTAAAACAGTAGATTTACCTGCAAATGTTTTTAATGTAGAAGAACTACCAGAAAATCATCCTGTAAAAAATTATGCAGTAGAAAGGGGATTATTAGGTCTATATCCATTGCTTTACTTTGACGATAAATTATACAAACAAAGACTAGTAGTCCCTTTTACTTTCAACGGTGAATTAGTTGGCTGGACAGGTCGACACATAAACCCACCAGATAAAGCAACACCAAAATATTTACACAATATGCAAAAAGGTTTTGTTTTTAATGTTGATAGATTTACAGACACCGAAAGAGATATTGTGATAGTTACTGAAGGCGTATTTGATGCAATATTGATTGATGGTATTGCTGTACAAGGAAATAGTGTAAGTGCTGAACAAGCACATCTTATAGAAAAATTAGGCAAACGTGTTATCCTTTGTCCCGACAGAGACAAAGCAGGTAAAGAACTAATACTACAAGCAATAGAGTTAGGATGGGAAGTCAGTTTTCCTAACTGGTCGCCTGAAATTAAAGATGCCGCAGATGCTGTGAAGCGATATGGCAGATTAGCAACTGTAGATAGTATTATTCAGAGTGCTACCAATAACAAAATTAAAACTGAAGTTAAAATGAGAATGTTATGATATTATATACTAATGGTTGCAGTTTTACGCAAGGACACCAAGATCATCGAATTCTACGAGGAAACTCCGGACTTAAAAAAGATGACAAAATTTTAGATAGTGAGTGGGCATGGCCGCAATTATTAAAAGATTATTTTAGCAATGTTGTTAACGAAGCCTGGTGCGGGGGTAGTAACGACCGCATTTTTAGACGAACTTTAGAATATGTACAATCACTAAATGATGTTAGTGAGCACTTGTTTATAATACAATGTACAAACGTAACAAGATCTGAATTTTATGATTCGGATACTGGTGTTTGGATAGGAAATTTAAACAAACAGGTTGTATATGATGATATTTCATGTAATGCTGATATAGATAAAAAACTTGTACAAAAATTATCGAAAGGAAATAGACAGTTTGAGGAAATTCAACTCGCCAATGAAACAACTTATACAAAGTTTTTAAATAACTTAGTAAGTTTCGACACTGTAATGAATAAATTAGGGTGCAAGGTGTTTTATACAGGTTTATCGTTAGTTAATACGCCACATATAATTAAAAATCTTTTACAACAATACATCAAAGAGCCAATACATTATTTGCAAAATCCCAACCTACAAAAAATATTTCCTGGACCCGGTTTAAATATGCAAGTAGCAAAAAATCATTTATTGCTATTAGAAACTATTCCTGATTTAGATTATAGGTGTTTTGACTCAATGTCTACTATCATAAAGGGACATACTGTAAGCAAGGAAGATACCCATCCAAATAAAACAGGCCATAGTATATTTGCAAGATATATAATTAATGAGCTAAGATCAAGAGAAATTTTATGAGCGATATAAAACAATACACAGAAGAAGTACAAGAATTATTTTTAAGGTTTTTATTAAGTGATAAAGACTTATTTGCTAGATGTCAAAGTATTGTTAAACCATCATTTTTTAATTCAAAATATAGAAATGCTGTAGAACTTTTTCAAAGCCACAGCGAAAAATATAACAGTATACCTACACCAGAGCAAGTAAGTGCCGCGGCCGGAATAGACTTAGAACCGATACCTAACGTAACAGTTGATCATCACAATTGGTTCTTGGCAGAATTTGAAACATTTTGTAGACACAAAGCACTAGAACAAGCAATTATTGAAAGCACAGACTTGTTAGAAAAACAAGATTATGGCACAGTAGAAAATAAAATTAAAGATGCAAGTCAGGTAGGTCTTGTTAAAGATTTAGGCTTAGACTATTTTGAAAATCCCAAGGAAAGACTACAATGGATAAAAGACCAAGCAGGAGCAATAAGCACAGGTTGGAAAGCGATCGATCACAAACTTTACGGTGGGCTGAACAGAGGCGAAATCACAATCTTCGCAGGGGGATCAGGCGCAGGTAAAAGTTTGTTCTTGCAAAATTTTGCTGTTAATTGGGTGTTAGCAGGACTTAATGTTGTTTATGTTAGTTTAGAACTTAGTGAGCAACTTATCAGTATGCGTCTTGATGCAATGGTGAGTGGTTTTGGCACTAAAGAAATTATGAAAAACATGGAAGATGTTGACCTCAAGGTTCGAATGAAAGCAAAAGGTGCAGGTAAATTGCGTGTTAAGCAGATGCCTAATGGTATTAATGCAAACGACTTGCGTGTATTTTTAAGAGAATATGAAATACAAAGTGGTGAAAAAGTTGATGCACTGTTAGTAGACTATTTGGATTTGATGATGCCTATTAGTGCAAAAGTAAGCGGCAGTGATTTGTTTATCAAAGACAAATATGTTTCTGAAGAAATTCGTAATTTAGCAGTAGAAAGAGATCTACTTTGTGTAACTGCTTCGCAATTAAACAGAGCGGCAGTAGAAGAGATTGAATTTGATCACCATCATATTGCAGGTGGTTTAAGTAAGATACAGACAGCAGATAATGTTGTAGGTATTTTTACTAGTAATGCTATGCGAGAAAAAGGTAGATATCAAATACAGTTTATGAAAACACGTTCTAGTAGCGGTGTAGGCACAAAAGTAGACTTAAAATTTAATCCAGACACTTTGCGAATTGAAGATTTAGAAGAAGGCGACGAAGACGCAATGACTATTACAACCGGCAGTCTTGTCGACCAATTAAAACGCACAGGAAGTATAAAAGCAGAACAACCAGAAGCACAGGATACTATCTCCCAAGCAATGAACATGCGTGAGTTCTTAAAAAAGAATGACTTGTAATGATAAATAGTAGTAAACAACGGAGAGCTTGTGCGTAAAACACGAAGTATATTAGAAGAACTCAATCAAATATCGATAGATAGAGATAGAGACCACATAGTTGAGAACAGGGGCGACCATGTTATCAATAGTGCTATTCATTTGATCGAACGTATTGAGTCTGCTTACGACGAAGCAACGGCTAAAGATCTAACAAATAGATTAGTGAACAGCATCAAAGCAAAAGATCCATCAAAGTTCTCCAGAGGCATTAAGAAAGTTATCAAAGAAGCCCAGAGAGAACAAGATGAAGATTAATGATGTTATTGTAGAGCAAATAGCAGACAAGGCAACTGCAAAAGATAAAAACGGTAATGTGTATACATATACTGCCGCAACTAACAGTTGGACTAATAAAGATGGCCAGGTTGCCACTGGGCTACTAGCACAGCAATTAGCACAACAACACGGTTACGATATCGACGGGTCTACTCCTAAAAAACCTGGCATGGTACAACGTGCTAAAGACTATTTTAGTGGTAAAACACAGGGTATGGCTCAGGCTACTAGAGGTGATAAAAATGCCAGTATTGGTAAAAAGATTGCTGGTATCGCCGGTGCCGCAATAGGCGGTGCATTAGCAGGCGGCAAGCCACAAGTACAAGGCCCTCAACATACT